AAGCCATAGCTTGACGCGCGTAGCCAAAACCACTTACTTCTGCGCCAGTTCCAGCATCGGTTGGGTCTGCCGTGTGCAAACCAATGTAAACGGCAGCAGGAGCAGAAGTGCTTGCTGTGCCTAGAAAGTGGTCGAGAAATTTATTCTCTAGGTAGTCACTCATTGCACTCATAGTTTATTCTCCGTAACTTGATTTCATAAACAAGCCAGAGCCAGCCTGTTTGCCGCGCTCTTCTTCTCGTTTTATTTCATCTAACGCCCGTGTAAATAACTGTTCATATACAGTTGTTTTTTGGTCATCCATCAAATATACACTAGCGGCTGCTAGAGCGCCATACAAATATGCGTCAGGATGGCGCGTTAGTATTGTGTTAATTCCATTGCTGTCCGAAAGCGGGGGTACACCTTCAGAGTAAACAATTTCTGCTGTGTAGTTTGCGTCTGGTGTGGGAGCAAATTTAATCTCCCCGCCAATGATTGTGTAACCTTTTGGCTTGCCAGATGAGTTGTTTGCGTAAATTTCATTCACACGAGTCGGTGTGTAATACTCCAACACTTCCGTTGGTGCTGTATTTAGCTTAACAAGGCGTATAGAGCGCAAGTCTGTGGGCAGGGATACAAACGCATCACCAGCAACAAGATTCGCTGTAGCGCGTTTCTCTTGGCTGCGAGCCTGCATCTCACGAGCCATACGTGCCTCAGCAAGAGAAATAAAATCTGGAATTTGAGCAGTTAAATCATCGCGAGCCAAGAAGTTGGCGATGGATGTTTGAAGCTCTGAGTAATTAGTAATTGCCATTATACGCTTCCGCCACTTGTTCTAAAGACCCTGTTGTCATAATCATTGAGCCATTTTTTCCAGCCCTTTGGATTGTTCCGTGGCTCTCCAAGCTCTAGGAGTAGCTTATGATACAATGCCGTTGGAATTTCCGCAACCTTCTGTTGATGTCTTTGCGTGTTTCCAATCAAACTATCTTTACGATATTCGTTTTGCTCTTCCCTGTTCTTTTTAATTAGATTGTCGATATTCTGTTTAGTCTCGAAAACCATATTCCCATCGTCTTCGATGTGCGCCCAAGTTTCCTTGCCAGCAATTTTATCAGTTGAAACCAGTCGTTTCTTCATAACATCTCCTCATAAGTAAAAGGGGTGACATCGCCCATTGATGCCACCCCCAAACTTGTTGACCTTATGACAGGTCGTATACAGCGCCGTGAGCTTTAGGAGCAGATACTTTAAGTGTCCACTCAGTCACGATTTGGAATTTCTCGCTGTCGCCAGTTTTCGCAAGTTCGCTTACAGCGAAGTTACGGCTTGGCAGTGTGCAGATTGAAGCATAGTCGCTATCAAGCAGGTACACACGGTCATCAGATGCAAAGCGGTCGATGACAACGTCCAGTTGACCAAAGTCAGACAGGTACAATGAAACTGAACCAACGATGGCTGCTTCACGTGGAGCAGTGTAGTTGATTTGGTTTGTTGCAACTGAGCCTGAGTTCAAGTCGCTGAAAGCAACTTTCTTGGCAGGAGAAACGACGAGCATATTAGGCTGACCACCATCGGTGTAAGCAGCTTGCATAGCATTGTCGATTTGAGCCAGAGTCAGGGCGCGGTTAGTACCAGTCATATCTGGAACATCAGAACCATCACCAGTAGCAGCAGAAGTGCCAGAGGCATCGTCTACGTTGGTAATCCAAGCTGACAGTGCGCCAGCTTTACGTGGGTCTGAACCACTACGTGCTGTGTCAGCATGAAGTGATTTTTCGATGTCACGACGAAGCTCCAAACCTTTCAGAACTTTCTGATAGGCAGTTTCTTTGTCACGACCAGCTTTATCAACTGAATCCAAAGTGCCAGAAATCTGTGCATCTTTGACAGAGATTTGCATGTAGTTGCCCAAGCGAGTTGTAGCGGTTGGTGCAGCCAAAGCAGCGTCAGCACCTTCGTTTACGTGGTTGGTAGCTGAAGCAGCAGCCAACTCTTGAACTTGCCATTCGACGAATACACCATTGCCTGTTTCTTTTTTCAGGGCAGAAAATACTGGGGTTTCATCTGGGTCAATGCGAGTGATTACATCACTCAAGTCTTCGCGTTCGCCAACGGCGGTAGCAGTAGTATAAGTAGCCATTTTAAGACCTCATTCTTTGTAAGAGTAAATCAACAGCAGCATCTTTGCTGCCAGTTTTATTTAGGCGTTCTAGTGCCTGTTTGCTGCGATTTGCAGTAGCTTGAGCCTTAGTAGTTGGTTGTCCAGAACGAGTAACCTTCGGGGCTTTCTTTACTTTCTTTTGAACTTCTGGCTTTTTAGACATTAGTTCATCGTAAAGATATGCCTTGCGAAGAGCGAGGACTGCACGACTATCAGCCGTTTGAGATAGCTCTTCATCAGTAAAACCCAAATTTCTTTGAGCATATGTGATGATTGCCTGCTTCTCTTTATTAGCAACCTCTGGGTCATTCCATTCTGGCAATGCAGACAAGAGTTTTTCTTGTTCCTTTGCCAAAAATTGCTGTTGCTGTCGCATCAGCTCGACCTGCTGTTCTTCTTTTATGCGATTCTGTTCAGCTTCTATCATTTGAGCATTTTCTTTGCCCTCACGGTGAGCGTCACGTTGGCGCAAATACTCCATCGGGTCGGCTTCGTAAAGTTTATCCCAATACTCTTGGGGTTTATCTTGTATCGCAGCCATTCGATTTTGTAATTCTGCTAAGACTTGAGCATATTGCTCACGCTGTTGCGCTAGAGCTTGCATTTCTGCTTCTGAGTTCTTCCGAATCTCTGCTGCTTCTTGCATACGCTTTTGCGCTGCCTGTTCCAACTGGTAGGACTTGACAAGCTCGTCGGCCTTAACTTGCTTCTCTTCGCCATCAACCTTCACAGTATAATAAGTATCGTCGTCTTCTACTTCCTCAATCTCGGAAACATCAACGTCATACTCTTCATCATCATCGTCTTCGTCATCAGATTCGGATAGCTCTTCTGCGTCCTCTTCATCATACTCATCTTCAGATGTCGCTTCAGCTTCTTCAGTCTCATCGACATCTTCAACTTCAGCATTAGGCTCTAGAACTTCATCGCTTGCCTCTTCAGGGGCGCTCATGTTCAAGAGTTCGTCAATCGCTTGACTTTTCGTTAGGGACTCACCTGCACCCAGTAGGGTAGTAGTTTCGTCAGCCATGTCTTATCTCCTCTTAGGATTTCTCTGGAGGTTAATCTCCAGCTTCGCTAAGTTGCCTGTCTCGACAACTTCCGTCAAATGGCCTCGCACCACCATTAGTGCTTGGTACATTTGAAAGAGCGTTTCTCGACCTTCTACAGTCGAGGAATCTTTCCAACTGCTGATATACTTCTCCTCAAGCACATCAAACGTCTCAGCAATTAAAGGGTCGCGCAATAACGCAGCAGCGCGTTCCCCTCTGGCTTGCTCAGCCATTAACTTCCCTTCACTCATAACAGTCTCCTATGCTGTTGCAAAAATACCACACAATGCTTTTTAAGCAAGACCATATTATAATGATTATTATAATCTAGGCTCGTGGCAAGTTTGTTGAAATATCGACGCCAGCCTCTTTCTCAAGAGAACGCAACTGAGCTTCCATGGCAAGCTCATCTCGACGAAGCTGTAACTCTGCATTGGCTTTCTCGCGTTTGAGCTCAAAGTCCATTTGCATCTGCTGCATCTTCATTTGTTGTTCTGCTTCAAACTCGACACGTTTCATTTCCATTTCAGCTTGGAACTTTTGCATTTCAAGCGCAATCATCGGGTCTTGCTGTGGCTCTTGCTGTTGAGCCGCTGCTTGTTGCTGTGCAATCTTAGCTTCAATTTCTTGTGCGGGAGCATAGAACTGGTCTGAGTCCTTAAAGCCAGACAACTCTGAAATTTTAGCAAGTGTGTTGCGATATTGGGCGAGGCTGACCATAGGATTGGAAGCGCCCATCTGCAAAAGGATTTGCTCTTGTTTTGCCGCAGTTGCCATTAAGAATTGAATTTGCTCTTGCTTCTGTGCCGTTCCCAAACCTACGTTGATTTGAACATCGTACATATTGCTCCACTCGCGTGGGTCAACGGAAACAAACTCATTATTAAGGCGAACAATTTTTTCTTTGTTTTGGTACTTGGTGGACAAGTGCAAGATACCACGGAATAGTGCGCGAACACCAGTCTCGGCAAACACACGAGCAATCATTTCAATTTTGCCCTGTGACGCAGCCATAGTAGCTGCAACAGCTGTAGCAGTTGTTGACTGTAGTGAGTCGGCATCCAAGCCCATTGATTGCTTTGTAATACCTGTGCGCTGCTCACGAACACTGTCCATATAGTTCAGTGCAGGAAATACTGAGCCAGCTACATCTGGAACCTGCAATGGCTGCACAGCACCAGCTTGGCGCACACGCACAATACCAGCGGGGCGGTTGGTCATCAGGTCGTCTAGGTTCACTTGACCTTCAACGGCAACAACGCGAGAGTTGTTTGTGTTGTAAATGTTGTCGAGCAACTGACGCATCAAAGTTGATTTAATCAACTGCACATCCATTACTAACTCGGCAATGGAGCGCCCAATGGCGCGGTGTGGCATCAAGATAGGTGAAAGACCAGCAAACGGGATATGGTCAAACTCTTCATTCTCAAGAATATGGTATCCGTTACCGACAGTAAGGACTCGACGAAACTCTGCAACGCCATCACCATCATAATCTGATTTAATGTAAGATTCAGTAACCAGCACGTTTCGCATCGTCGGGTCGCTGCTGTCATAAGTGAGGCCAGTTTCAATATCTTCAAAGCGTTTGGTGCGCTCTTCATTCATATCTAGGTCAGTGTAACCAGCATAACGCTCAACTTCGTCGCGGTCATAACCCATTTCAACAAGTTCGCTGACTGTCATGGTTGTGCGGTGAGCGACAAAATCTGCGTCCGCAATACTCTTGGCGCGGTTGCTAATTAAAAACTCTTCTGGCGGCACATTCTCAATGGCAATGCGACCATTGTTTTCTGTGCGTTTCAATTTAACATTGTAAGCTACTGGTGCTGGAATAATCATGCCATCTGGCGTAATTATCTCTTCACCCATGATTATTTCTTCCTGCTCCACCACTTCCACTTCAGGGTCTTGCATGAGCATCATTAGTTCATCTTCGGTAAGACCTTCGTATTCCTCAGTCTTAACCTCTGTGGTTTCGTCCCAATAGTATTTAACAACACCCATCTTCAGAATAAGTGCGTCCTTAAACCAGTTGTGCATGATTTCAAAGCCACGGTTATCATTATTAATTACCCAGTTTGAATAGTCGCTGGCTTGTTCTGCACCC